CATGCATAGGTGTGCCCTTTGAATATAGTTCCGAACTACTTACATATTTAGACAGTTCGCTAACACCACGTGGGAATGCAATGTCTTCGAATGGAAGAGTTTTGAATTCTTGTTTGAATGCTTCAACGAAAGATTGAAAGTCTGTTTCATTACCATTCATCACAATCTTCAAAGACTCTTTAATTTTATCTCTACATGACATTGGTGTGGAAGACTTGACAGCTTCAATGCCCATCATCTTTAGTTTTGGCTCTGCGAAACGAACACCTTCAGAATCGTACACGTTTAGAATGTAACGCTTCTTTGCAGTCCAGATACCTTTGTTGGCAATCACTTCACGTTTCATTTGCATCTTCTGGTCAAATGCATTCATGTAGTCTGCTAGTTCTTGATATGACTTGTCGATGAATGGTTCAAACTTTTCTGTACATGCTTTGTTGACAAAATCAACAATTGTTTCAACTTTCGTTTCACTCTTCGATCCGTAGACCATATTAACAAGCGGACCAAGATTGACGTATACAGAGTCCGTATCCGATGCGATGACATAATCATTACCTTCAGTTTTCAATAGTTTGTTTAAATAACTATTCAGCTTCTTTTCAATCCAGCGAATAGCAAGTTGACCAGACAGAGTAATTGCCTCTGCTTGTCTAATGTCAAAGAACCTAAAGTATTGATTACCAAGTGCGCCATAAGCGGAGTTCAATTGTACTTTCTTTGCCAACTGCAAGTTCTTGTACTTTGAAATCTGATTTGTTATTTCACGTTTACGTTCTTTATCAGTTTCTTTTTCGTAAGCCTTTTGTGCTTCAATCATTTTCTTTTTATACAATGAACGATCATCATACATGCGTTGCATCATAGCAGGCAAGAAGCCTTGCTTGTCACGCTGGAAGTAATGCCCATTGGCTGCCATGCAATATTCACCCTGTGCTTGATATTCGTTGTTCAACAAATTATCAATAGAGATACTTGTGTGTCTGCCTTCAACAATTGTTTCAGGTGAAACATTGTACTGCATAATCAAGTGTGGATACAATGAGTTCAAGTCAAACGACACAACCCATTCATGCATACCGATGATTGGATCCTTTACGTAAGCGCCAGCGTATTGTTCATCTTTTGGTGTGCGAACATTCTGTGGCACAACAATATTTTGTTCAATCAATTCGTTATGAATCAAAGTGTCCCACATGCGTACTTGCGTGAACACATCGGTGTAATTAACTTTAGCATCATATGCAAGTGCAAGTGCCATGTCAATCAATTGCATCTTAGCGTCAATACGATCCACAAGTTCAACGTCATGGATGTTATACTCAATAAACTTTTGAAAGTTTGTTTTGTACAATTGATGCAGGCTTTCAACTTCAGAGTAGTCTAATTTCTTTTCACCGAGTTCTAAGTATGAAATGTGATTGAGACTAAAACTTTCTTGTTGTGAGTATGTAAACTTCTTGTACAGTTCAATGTAATCAAGAATAGCAATACCCACCAAGTCAAATGCTACTTGTTGTTTGTTATGAATCGTAGTTGTACGTTCACCGATTCTACGAAATGGCGATAGACGCTTTGCAGTATTGTCGCCCATGAGTTTTGTGATACGATTGTTCAGATATGGAATATCAAAGAATTGAATGTTCCAACCAGTAACAATGTCTGGAGATGTTTCTTCCCACATGTCAAGGAAGCGCATGATAAGATTATTCTCATCACGGCATTTGAGATATGTTACGTCATCACGATTGTTATCATAGTCACCACAACCAAACACATAGAAGCGTCCAGCTATCTTAAACGTGATTGCTGTAATTGGTTCACTCGCAGACGCAGGTTCAGGAAAGCCATTCTCAGAACCAACCTCAATGTCAATATTTGCAATCTTAATTTGTTCTGGATCATAATCTACTTTACCTGGATATGCTTCATTGATATAAACGTATGGAAAGTTTGTTGAGCCATACACTTTAAAATTGTCAACGTCTTCATAACGTTTCATAAACTCAGTAGCATCACGCATGGTGCCTTGTGATACAGGCGCAACAGATTGTCCATCTAGTGTTTTATAGTCAGCATCTTTATTTCCAGCAGACAAATACAATACTGGATTGTATTCTATCTTATCATTGAATCTCTTGCCGTTGTTGTAACCACGAACAAGAATATGATTTCCGAGTTTAGAGAAGTGTGTGTAAAATTTCATTAAATAATAATAGATTGTGTCTTAGGCATAACTATACCTGAGCCGTATATCTCATTATACTTGCTTTTTATCTCTTGTGCAACTGATACGTTGTAAATTACGTGGTTGGGATTAAACTCTACTACTTTTTGTTCTGAGAAGATTAGGAGAGGTTGCATTTGAAGGCTTGCTTTTCCATTTGGTCCCATTGCAATACCGAGAACACATGGGTTCTCTACACGATATTTTTCTGGAGTTTCTTCTACAATGTCACCGACAAGTTCTTCACCAGTTGTCAATTTTAAAATTCTCAAATTTGCCATTTTATATCCTATAATAAAAATGGGTGCCATTGCGGCACCCATGGTGTTATTTAAAACGTTCTGCTTTGTGCCTCTTTGCATCTTGAATTGCTTCAAGAATTGCCATGAAGAATTTTCTTACTGATTTCATAACATATCATCCTCAGTCAAAAATTGCTTAGTAGATTTTTTAGTTTTAGATTCTGCATCCTTAACTTCAATCTTCTTAGGCTTCTTGTGTTCTGGAATGATTCGTTCCAAAGCAATTTTCAACATGCCATTAATCAAAGCGGCATCTTGAATTTCGATTTGGTCATCAAGTGCAAATGTGCGAGTGAACGCACGATTAGCAATTCCTCTGAACAAGAAATTGTCTCCATCATCTTTTGTACTACCAGCAACAATTAATTTGTTGTCTTCAAATGTAATATCAATTTCTTGTTTACCAAAACCAGCAACAGCAATTTCAATGACGTATGTATTGTCACCAGTCTTGCGAATGTTGTAGGGTGGATAGTTAGGAATGTTTTTAGTAACGTCATCATGTATTTTTGCTAGGCGATTGAATTGGTCATCAAAGCCAACAAAGAATTTATCAAAGTCTTTAAACCCTTGTGCGCCAAAGATGGCGGGTAGTGGTGTGTGTCCCATTTTGTATCTCCTCTTACTTATTTTTTGAAAACGCTTTTTTAGCGTCAAAAGTATATGCAGAAAGTCCAAGAGTTGTAAAAAACTTATTGACTTCTACTGCAACAGCTTTTGCGTAAAGTGTTTGCGCTTCAATGAATGTATTGAGGGGTTTTGCAAGTTCTTCATTCTTGACGAATGTTTTGACGAATTGCGTTTTTGCGTCTTGAAATGAATCAATAGCTGTGTTTATGTTTTGTAACATAGTTTTCTCCTATTAAGCGAGTTTAAAAATTTGATACCCCAAAGGCGTATCATTAAAATCCTGCTTACTGAATACAGGGGTACCATAACGTTGTACCAGCGTTAGACGCTCCTAAGGTAGAAGAGCCATTAACGTTCCCATCCCTGAGATACGTTTATTTATAACAGATTAAGCCTGACCAATCATTCTGCGTGAAACAAAATAAGTTGTATTGCCTTCTGTGTTCATTGCTGTACGAACTTTGTAGCCGATTTGACGCAAGTCGCTCATACGGGCACGAAGGTTTTTAACGCCAAACAAAGACCTTGCTTGTGGTGCAGAGATTCCACGACCAGTACCACGCAAGTACGATACCAAGAGTTCTGTCTGTGTTTTGCTAGAATTTACAAATGCCATTTTAAATACCTCATCAATTAATGATAAAAAAATTACTAAGAATTATTTCTTAGCTTCTGGTTTAGCTTCCGCTTTATTAGCTTCTGCTTTTTTAGCCTCTGCTTTTTCGGCTTTCTCTTTTGGAGTAATCACTTTGGGACGTGGTTTATCCTTAGAGTCTGCTTTAGGTGCAGGTGCTGATGCTGTTGTTGCAGGTTTGTCAGCAGGTTTCTTTTCTGCTGGTTTGTCTGCCGCAACGGCAACTAGGGAGAGAGTAGTTAGTGCTACTGCTGTCAATACTTTCATAGATTTCATAGAATCTCCTAATTTATTTCAAGATAACATTATCTCATATTATACAACGCTTGTCAAGTATTTATCGTTGACTGGTATCATCTTCTCTTCTTTTATTTCCGATATTGTATTTGGCAGTTAAGAGCCATTCATTCTTTTCTTTGTACGATATAATTTTAATTTGAGACAATGGCGCAATCGGTTGTTCAACTTTTGATGCGGCAGGCACAATTTCAATTAAACCCCACTCAGCCAATAGCTTTGCAATGGTATTACGTCTTGCCAAATCATTCTCTTCAAAGTCAGTTGGTTTGCCATCTAGCGCAAACAACTCTTTAAAATGTACAATATAATATTTACCTTTTTTGTGTAGAATATGGCATGATTGGTATAGAGTTTTATCTTTTCTAGATGCTACACCTATTCTTGTCAATGTTTCTTTCACTTTAAGAAAATCGTCTTCCTGTTTTAATCTTACTTCAAGTAAGTCTTCAATGTTCACCGCCATTCTTTTTCTCCTTAGACTTCAAGCCACCTTTTTCTAATTTTTGTCGCATGATTTTAAGCTGGTCAGAGGTTATGAGATTCTGTACTTGTTTAGCTTTAGCATAACTATAGCCAAAATATTCTGAAATCACATTAATGTCCTCAACTATTTCATTCTTAAACCACTTACTGAAGCGTTTTCGTGGTCTAATGGTATTTAG